CTACACCCTAGAGTTCGTCGGCAGCGTCAGATGTGTATAAGAGACAGTCATTATACAAGCAATGATATAGAAATATTTATCATTTTAGCTGATATAGTTCCTGCTGCCTTCGTTCCATATAATTAGTATATAGTTCTGTAGGCTCATCTGTAACCAAAGTAACTTCATCACCACCAAAACATATAGCTTCAAATTCATTCCTAGATAAGAACACAGCTTTAATATCTTCCTTATCAACCTCTATAGAATATACAGCAGTATCTTCCTGCTCATTTCTAAATGCAAAGAACTCTGCTATCTCTCTACTGGTAGTCCAAGAAATACCGAAACAACTATCTCCATCTTCATCTTCATACTCATCCATACTACAACCTCTATACAAAGTAACCTTATCGGGCAATCTATTATAATAGGCTAGTTCTTCTTCATTCATTACTAATTCCTTCTTACACCTCATAAAGTATTGTATAGCTCTAAAATCTCCTGTACCTCTTCCTACTGTCCAAGCTATAACCAGACCTTTATTAAAGGCTTCATCAGATAGTTTATCATTCTCAGCAAGGTTAGCAAATAGTTCCCATCTATCTCTATCACTTGTATAAGTCCTTAATATATTTACAATATCATCACCTGTTACTATCTCTCTTTGGAAAGCATCTTCTATAGCTTTAGCTTTCTTAGCTTCCCATTCTTGCATCTGCTTTAAATAATCTTCTAATTCTTTTCCTTCTAACACTCTCATTCTTATTTGGTTTTTAAAGCCAGCTACCATTATTGGCAACTGGCTATTAGTTTAAAATTCTATTTTAACACGTTTCCCTTCAAAAGTCTGTAATAGCTTATCTCCAATCAGCTTTACTAATGAATTAACAGCCCCCCTTTGATAACTGGTCGGATCTTCCATATAGGCATTCACTAGACTGGCTACACCTACAATACCAGCAGCTTCAAACCAATCTGCCTGCCTTGGTTCTATTGGTTCATTCCACTGTTCAGCAGTTTCAGCTATTGCAGTAACATCAATAACTACACCTTCATCACCTTCATTAATAATGCCTGTATCAGCATATCTGCCATTCAAATCTAAACCTAAATCCAGTAAATTCCAAAGCTGGACTAATTCTTTAGTCTGTGTGTCCATACTCATCTGTTTAAACTGTTAATAAATTTAGTTCGCTCTTCGTCACCCATAGAAGCTAACAAGACTCTTAATTCATCCTTGTGTTCCTCTGCCTTCTCTCGCAGTTTTACCTCCCTAAGTCCCTTTAGATTAGCTATGTAACCCTCGTAGCTTTTGATACGTTCATCACACATCTTAATGTACTCATAGGCAGTAGCATCTGCCTTAAACTGTTTACCGAAGGTTTCACATTGAACCTTGCGATCTGTAAGGTCTATTTCTTGACCTTTAATAGTAACTATGTTACTCATAAAATGATGCCACTGCCCTGTGGACTTATATGGGTATCTAGCACACCAGTTATTTAACTGGCGGCAAAAGTATCAGAACTAATTTACATAACGCTAGAATTAATTGTTACTTCCTAAAGGTGGAAAGCTAACAGTTTCTCCTTCTTTAAGTTTATCATATTCAACCTCTAGCCAGTTGTTCGTGTTCCACTGCTTCCACTTTATAAATGTTACAGGTAATAACTGATCTTGCAAGTTTATCCAGCTAAGATTCTCCTTGAATCTATCAGCTAGCATTAATAACTGCCTGTATCTACTTCGTACAACTAAATAAGGTGTTAGTTTAAACAGGTGCAGAATCTTTATAATCATATCTTGTTCATCTGTACTAACCAGACTATCCTTCTTTCTCTTTACAGGGAAGTAGCAATGTAGAAATTCAGCCAGTTCAACAGTGAACATACTTTGTAAGTAAGTATTATTAGCCACTTCATCTAACTTACATATACTATCTGCCTTGTATTCTCCATTCCTACTAGCACCAATAGCATTAGCAACATCTTTAATAATGCTACCGCCGTTTAAAGTGATGTCTGAACCCTTCTTATACTTTAATGTAATGCCTTCCAAACCATCTGCATTTAATTCTTCTAATGTAGGTCTTAGCTTTACAAAGTAATGCTGTTCTATTACATATATTATATAGCAGCACAACATATACAGTTCTTCCTTGTCCCCATTAAATTCCACCTGCTCATTAAAGGTGTCAAAGTCCACTTTTGGCACATAGTCCCCTTTCTGCCAAACGGCAGCAAAGTTATCTGGATTCATTGAATAACATCTACCACCTTTAATTATGGCATAAGGTTGAATTTCTTTATAATAGTAATCTATATACATCATACCGCAAAACTAATAAAATAGCCTGTAATCTATCACTAGACTACAGGCTTAATTTCTCACTCCTTATGGTTCATCTTAAACTTGTAATGATAATCTACCCCAAATAGTGCCCCAGCGAATGTGCAGACCTCACCAAATGCTGTTAATACACTACCGTGTATTATTCCCATAGGTGGTACACAGAAGCCAACAACCAGTAGCCCTATCCCCAGAGCCACCAATACACAGGCTGTGATTAATTGAACTGTAGTCTTACTCATTAGGCTTCATCCTCAAATTGTCCTACTATAGTATTTACTATATTATTATATGTATAAGTAAGGATAAGTTTACCGCCTCTCGTTTTATACTCTGGCAATGAGTTAGCCACTACATTAGTTACGGTCTTGGTCTGATTATAGGGGACTACAATATCAGCCAATTTAATCGTTGTCTCTCCATATTCCTGTGAATCTCCAGATTCCTTGAAGTCTAGGTAAACGATCTGCAATGTTACATTTGTCTTAGTAGCTCCAGCCGTACTAACCCTATTTGTAGCGTCAATCCTATAAGTAGACTTGTTACTAGCCCAAGTTCCAGTAACAAATACGGATAGTCCACCAGTCTTTATACTTACCCTTTGCAACACGTTGTCAGTCGGTGCGGGTACAAAGTTTGCGGCAGTTGAGTTAGTGCCGTAAGAGGTCTGTTTTATCGAGCTGAAACAACATATAAAGTCATAATCATATCCAGCACTTAATTGGCTTGTTGGAACTTCAACGCCCACTCCTTGTCCTTGTGCAAATGTTTGACTGGCTGTTATCAAATTGCCTACATTCTGATCTGCCCTTACTACAACTACAGCAGGATAGTAGCTGGATAGGGGGTATTTCCCTTGTATATCTGTTAATTGAAGGTTTGAGGATGTATCAACACCATTCATATCCAACGCCATTCCAATAGTAGCTGAGGCATCCTTATATACAATGTTAGGTAGCTCATTGCAGTAAACAGGTTGTTGAGCCTGTGAGTTATACCCAGCGAAGTCGCCTAATCTGTAAGGCTGCGCTGATCCTCCTGTGGGTGGTAGATACCCCCAGAAGGTGACATCATTTCTTAGATCTGTGACCAATTGAGTAATTGTTGTATATCCTCTTACGTCCAGTCCACAATTTCCATCTGAAGCTTTCCACCAGTTTGAAGGTCGGCTGGTAGTAAAGTTATACCTAACAGGCTTATATTTACTCCACTTATTAATATATTGTCCCTTACTGCATAAAGTACCTAAGTCCAGACTTGGATTTCCTGTGCAGTTCCTCACATCCATTATGCTAAGGTTGGTCTTCGGTAATATCATAGTTAATTCGTTTTAGTTTCTAAGTCACTTAATCTGGTCTCTAAAGCCTCTATCTTCGCTTGTTGCTCTTTGATGAGTTGATGTAGCTCCTTACAGCCATTAATGGCTACGGTAGTGGCTAATGTGGCATAATCCACGGTTAATATATCCCCATATTCGGGCATATTGGCTGTTCCTACAACTTCTGGAAAGACCTTCTGTACATCCTGTGCGCTAACCCCTATACGTGTCACATCGTCTCCAATATCCAGTCTCTTATGATAAAAGGTGGATAAGTCGCTGATCTTATCCAATACGTTAGAGACATTTATGCTTCTTTCCTTTAACCTTATATCTGAACCATTAGAATAATTACCAGCTACGTACATATTACCAGTAGGCGATAAGCTCGCCTTATTCTTATCGGTTCCACCCCAACAGAAGTAAACATTCTTATCCCCCCGTTGCGATAGGTAGAAGTTAAGACCAGAACCAGCGTCAATACCCCAGAAGCCCCACGTAGCCTTCACCATCGCTGATTGGGTAATAGTACCACCGTTCCACGCTGGACCTTGAGCACCAGTAGCTCCTTTATCACCTTTTGGACCTTGTGGACCTGTCGCACCAGTAGCTCCTTTGGGACCTGTAGGACCTTGTGGACCTCTGATATTCCTTGTTGTTGGTGTTGTAGTGGAAGTGCTGTTAGACCAGCTTAAATTACCATTGGTATCAACGGATGGTAGCCAATACTTGAAGGGACTAGCCCCACCTGTACTAGTCTTATATGCTATAACATCCCCATCTGCCTGTACGCTGTTAGTAGTCTTTATCAATCCACTGGCGGTAATGCTGCCTACCCCTGTCATATTACCACTGATATTAGCACTACCATTAAATGATTGCCCCCAAATGGTTCTAGCGGTTTGTAACTTTGTTGCTGTTGCAGCGTTACCACTTACATTCCCTGTTATTGAAGCCTTGATTGTAGCAGGTAACTTCAAATTCACATTACCACTGCCATTAACACTAACCACAGATCCCACACCAGTACCATCGGACGATACTATACCTATATTTCTGGCTGTACCCCAATTGGCTGTAGTGATATTGGCAGAGCCATTAAAATTAGTACCGTTGATAGTTCTAATGGTTTGTAATGTTGTGGCGGTAGTGGCATTGCCATTTAAACCAGCGGTAATAGTTCCATTGGTATTGAAATAAATGTTTGTAGTTTGGGTGTTAGTTCCAGCGTTATAATTGGTGTCAGTTATATAGCTGAAATGTAACCTGTTCTCGGTATATGTACCACAATCCCAACTACCAGCCTGTGACTTGCAAGACCATATAGGCATATATTGACTTGCTCCAGTACTATTAAGTACGATCATTGCGCCCTTACGACCGTTCACCCAGCTTTGTGAAGATCCTGCCCTAGCTATTTGTCCACCAGTCATAGTTCCACCGCTCAAAGGTATATAACTATGTGAATGAGAACTTGCAGCAGCCCCAATACTTGCGGCTGTGATATTAAATGATTTAGCAGCTGATCCATCATAAGCTCCCTGTGAAGTACCATTCAAGCTAATAGTAAGTGCATTAGGATTCTTTAAGGCAGAAGGTACTGTAGGATATGCTGGTAAACTGATAGTATTCCCACTTATGTTATATGATGTTGACCCAACCTTAACTGTGCTAGCATAGTTATGTGTATGTGAACTGTTAGCCTTGCCATTTAAGGCTGTCTGTAGATCAGACTGGTTACTTAGCGTACCTGTGATCTCTCCCCACTTTCCACCGCCTGTAGTACTTGTGGTACTTATAGTACCATCAGAGGATACGGATAGACCACTACCAACCTTTACACATCCTAGTGCTGTCTTGCTGGCTATAGGATATTTCTCACTCGTAGTACCAGTACTATAGGCTATTATATCCCCTGTAGCCTTAACCGATTTGAAATTAACATCATTGGTAGTGGCTAGGTTCTGGTTAATAATATCTAGGTAGCCTTTATTACTATGTGAGTGCTTCTTGCTATTGGCATCATTCCAGTTAGTTCTTTCCGTATCAGTAATGAATCTATGTGTAACGTCCTGCGTGATTATACTGGCAGGGTGATTAGTTGGATGTGTATAGTTATTATATGTAGCACCCTTGGTCACAGTGATTGTATTGCCGCTTTGACTTATAGAGGTCACTGCGTTACCTGTCCCAGTGGTTGTAATGGTGGAAGCGTAATTACTATGCGTGTGATCTGTATTGGATTTGGAATTTAGCTTGGTGTTAATCTCTGTCTCTGTGTAATACCTATCATCGTGTGTATGCGTTGAAGGTGTGAATGAGGAAGGTTTGTTATTGATATTATCCCAATCCACAGAACCAGCCTCACCACCATCAATATTAACGCTAATCGTGCCGTCCCCAGATACATTAATATTATCTCCTATCTTTACACATCCAATAGCGGTCTTACTGGCTATAGGGAACAGCTCCTTACTTATGCCCGTGGAATAGGCTATTATATCAGCCTGCCCTAGAATAGTCTTACTAAAGGTCTTTTGTCCTGTTATAGTCTGGTCTGTATCTAATGTAACACCGTTGAAATCTGATATGTCCTGCATCTTGTGGGTATGGCTAAAGTCCGTGATCTGTGACTTGGTATGTGTATGTGAGAAGTCCGATATTTCAGCTTTGGTATGTGTATGCTTGGAAGGGGTGAAGGTGCTAGGCTTATCCTTTATATCATTCCAGCCACTAGCCCCACCAGCCTCGGCATTTAACGTGCCATCATCTGTTATAATCAGATTCTCACCAACTTTTATAGTTCCTAAAGCCGTTGGGGACGCTATAGGATATTTCTCTTTAATTTCATTGGTACTGTAAGCGACTATATCCCCTGTAGCTCCTACATTACCTTCTATAGTCTGGCTTTCCTCTCCAGCCAGCTTTACATAATTACTTAGGTCTACATTAGAACCACCACTAACAGAAATATTACTACCTCCATATCCGTATTTATGGTATTTACTTCTAGGCGTGGCTGCTATTCTGCTACTTGTTATATCCATAGTTAATTAAGTTCTATAAGGTTACATTCTATGCTATTATCTTCATAATTGATTCTTCCTCCAGCAAATACAAACCTCTTACCAGACAGATAACTATCCGTAATAATTGAATAAGGCTGTACTTCTGGCTTAATCACCTGTAGAAGTTTGACCTTCGGTTGCTTGTATTGGTTGATTATCCTTTTTATTAGATATTCTTCTGGCTTATTAGACGTATTATCAATAGTATTAGTGAGAGTATCCAGTATGGCTGTTCCTACTATAGCCTTACTGAATGATAACTCACTATTATTCTTGGATGTTATCTTGAATGTAATATCGTCTAGGGCATTGATATAGGATTCATTCACCACATTCTCATACTTGGTATCTTTCTTCTCTCCAGATGTGTTACCCTCCTTACGTTGGCTCTGTAAAGATATATCCTTGACGAACATATAGCTAGGCGGGAACAATATAGCCATTTCAACATTAGGGAACTTGGGACTATATAATGTAAGCTCTAGATCCCCAACCATTACCTTATCTATATTTATCAATGTACCAGTAAGCTCATCATAGCCTGTTGTGAAGTCATTGGTATTTCTGGCATTCAGCCATTTAGCGGTTATCTTATTCTTGTCACAATCTGTATATAGCTTAAAATAGTTATCACTGTTGGCAGTCCAGCTTGTCCCATTATAGTAATAATCACCTATTCTGAGCTTGGCAGGTATATAGATAAAATCATTGTTCCAACCACTACCACCTTTCATACTGTCACCCTCTATAGGTAATCCCCAATCATCTGTAACTTGTATCATCAACTTGAAATCTATACACAACTTGGTATCTGTATCAAATACTATGGTAGGTGATGCCGTTTTAGTCCTTATAACAGGGAACTCCAGATCACCTGTCTGCCATAAATATTTAACAGTCCCATAATCATCATATTGTTTTATCTCAAACAAGTCCTCATAGTTCAGTTTAACAGGTTTGTTACCTGTATCATAGCTGGCTACCTGTGTTAAGAAAGTCCCTGCCCTTTGTTTCTGCTTATCCAAGCTAAACCCATCGTCTACCTTAGTGAAAGATGTGCTGTTACCAGCATAGTAAACAGGCTCGAATGCTTCTGATTCCGCAAAGTTCTTTATATATGTTTTGCCATTGAACTCCTTGGATTTACTGTACATAGGAACTTGCCATTTGAAATTAGATTCTGGATAGAGACTGTCTTTATCAGCCTCATAATCACTGTCTATCACCACAGCCCTATTATATCCACCTAATATGGATAATTGGTTGTTGTTTCCTTTAGATGGTATATCCCTTAAATTAATAGTAGAAGATAGGGTAGTAGTTGTGCTAGTAAATATATTGGTATAACTAGTTTTACCAGCCTTTATATAGTCCATATCAATAAAGTACACTATTCCATCATATTCTGTAATAGTCCAGTTAAGGAACTTGCATACTTCTTCCAGACATTCCTTTAATGGCATTGCTTTGCCATCCTCATCAATGAAATTAGCTGTACTTACAGTTATACCATTTAAAGAAGAAGTATATGTATTAGGCATATAAACTGCTCTAAAATCGCCTTTACTTTCAGTGATACATTTTTTAATAATATCCATCAATGTAATAGTAGCTCCTTCATCTTTAAAGTCTATGTATTCTAAAGTAGATAAAGCCGATATACACTCTATATTCAATTCGAATAAATTGTTATCATAGTCCTGTGAATATAGTTCTGGTGTTATGAAGCCAGTCCAGATAACAGATCCAGCCTTTACCAAATTAACTTTAAATCTCTGGTATTGCGTACTAAATAGCTTCTGTAAGTAATCACTTCCAACTAATTTTAAAGTAGCTCCACTGAATCTAGTAGGATTGTATAAAAAATCTTCGTCATTTACATCTACTATGAATGGTGGTGTGCCACCTGTAAGTTCTACAGGTGTACCAGTTCCACCATCTTCTAGTATTTGTATAGTTAAGGCTTCTCCATCCACATTAGTAAATGGCACTGTATATATAAGGTTGTACATATTACTTGTATTTACTTGTCTTACTTGTTTGAGAATTAAGAACGCCTACCAAATCCCTGCCTTCGATTCTTAATTTAACCTCTCCACCAGCATTAAAGGAAGTCCCACCTTTACCATCTAAAAGGTTAAACAGGTTCTTCTGCTGCCTGTTATTGAGAATCATTTCACCGCTGTTTACTCTGGCTATCATATTATCACCAATGAAGGAATTGCCTCCAATAATACCACCATCAGCAAACTTAGGAATAGAAGCCATTGCGGACATAATAGCAGATATAGCAGCAATAGCATTTATCCAACCTACTACAGGTGTCACAGCGGCACTACCTGCCGCCTCAGCCGCAGCTTTAGCGGTTAATGCTGTTGTAAGTGTAGTTAATGCTGGAAGTGCAGCAGCGACAGAAGATATGATATTAGTACTATAACTTAACCAAGCTGCCGCCCCCTCACTAGTCAAATTGGTAACAGAACTCATAACAGAGCCTATAGCACTGATACTATCCACATAGTCTAAGTTATTTTGGATTGCATTTGTATCAATTCCTTTAACTACGATATTCCCCGCATCCAGATCAGATTTCACAGATCTTCCTGTAGGTTTACTAATATCCCCACCGACTAATAAAGGTGTTCCAGCTGCCCTTAATTGCATCATTCTAAGTTCGGTTTCTGCCTCTTTAATAGCTGCCATAAAACCAGCCCTCATACCATCAGATGTAGCATTAGACAGTTTACCCTTTAATACCTTTATCTTATTCTCCATTTCAATGATAGAACCAGAAGGAATAACAGGAACTACTGCGGTATTATTAGCCTTATTAGCAGAGCCTTCTTGTAAAGAAGCCTGTAGTTCTAATACCCTCTTATCAAAATCTGCAGCCTTCTTTCTTAGGTCGTAACTATATTCATAGTCTTTAAGCATTTGTGCCCTATCCTTATCATCATCATTATTAAGGATTCTCATCTTCTCTAGTTCGGCGTTCCTTGCTTTAAATAATGCTATCTGCTTAGTAATCTCTTTGTTCTCCGTCCTAATGGTACCACCACCATACATAGAAGAATAAGCGGTATAACTATATTGTTGACTCTCTAGCTCAGACAATCTTTTCTTATATTCATCTAATGCTTCTTTCTCTGGTCTGCTTGAAAAGTCATTGTTATATATGGATAGATATTTCTCTACATCTTTGGTAGTCCAACCATACCCCTTATATTGTGCCTCTAAAAACTTTATGAGTGTTTGGTCATTACCAGCGGACACATCTACAATATCTATTTTATAATTAGCCTTTAATGTCTGTAACTGCTCGAAAGCCTTCTTTCGTTCCTCTAGGCTCTTGGTCTTGTCCCTAATAATTGCTTCCAGTTCTGTAAACTGTGCCTCAAACCTCTTAGTATTGAAGTCCATAGTTAATTTAGCATCGGCTAGACTATCTCTTAAAGCACTAAGTTCCTTTAAACCTTTGATAGTGGAAAATAAACCATCTTGGAAGGCACTCCAATCACCATTACTAAGGGACTGGAAGAATACATCTATAGTACCCTTGCAGGCATTAACGGTATTATCCCATTCATCCCCTAAAGCCTGTGAACTGTGTACCCACTTGTTAAACGCCTCTCCAGCAGTCATAGCTATCCCTAAAGCACCAGCAAACTTACCTATGGTAGCTGTGATATTCCTGCCTGCCTGTTGGAACTGCTGTACTTGTTGTGTGGACTGCCTTATGTTATTATCGAATTGACTACTATTAAGAAGTAGTCTGGTTACTAAATCAGCCATATTTAATTATGTGTTATATATTGTTTAGCCTTCTCTCGTAATCTCTTAATATCCTCATTGCTAATAGATGTTTCCCCTGTAGTATCATCGTCCCAACTAAACTGCATTATATCTGTAGGCTTTAACTTCTTGGTGCTGTTACATTGCGCTATGACATAAGCCACCATTCTAGCCTGTTCCCAGCTATTCCTGTCCTTCTTGTGAAGATTGCTAATCAGTGGTTCTAGCTCATACATCTGCATCTTGTCTAATACATATTCTGGGTCTAGTCCACCTTCTATTACTAAGGTAGAATATATCTCCTTAGTGGTTAGGGCTTTTTTTTAGCATCTGTATTATTAGTAATGAATAGCTGTTGCTTCTCCAGTTCCTTCTTTAAGAGGTTCTGAAACTCCAGCATAATACTCATATCCTCATCAATGGCATCTATCAGTTCGTCAAAGGTTAGTGAACTGTCTGGATTATTAGCCATTAAGATACAGTAGAAGAATAGATATTCATCTGTAATAGTCTTTAACTCAAAAGCCTTGCCTGTTATTTGTTCATAGATGAATAAGGCTCTAAGAGTATATTTCAGTTTGTAGTCTTGTCCTTTAATAGTCATATCAATAAGTATTTAAAATAAGAAAGCCTTTACACCTCCATAACCTAGAGATATAAAGGCTTTTAATTAAGCTGTGGCAGTCTTAGTAAGTGCTCCCACACCTTCAAAAGATGCTGTAAATGTTGCGTTATCTCCATTAGGCGCATTAGCCTCTAGTGCTGTAATAATAACATTACCCGAATAAATTCCAGTAGTAGCTGGCAACCATCCCCCTTCTGGTACTTCATCCTTCTTTGTTGAATAATCTTTCTCTAAGCAGAATACAGCCTTGATAGGTGTTCTGGCTGTCAGCTTATCGAATAACTGGTCAAAAGTCATACCTTCACCATCATTAGAATAAAGGTTCTCGGTACTACAATTCCAGCTAATCTTTCTTGCAGCCTTAGCTACCCATTTACCACCGCTATCCTTAGAAGTGGTTTCCACTGTTTCCACATTTATACTTAGTTTATGGCTGGTTGCAAATGCTATAGATTTGCCATCTATAAACAGCATCAAATCACCGCCATTAATTACTTGTCCTGCCATTTGTCTTTATGTTGAATGTAAGGTTCTGAATGAATGTATCTTCTATATAATCCTCATCTGCGTTTGTCATTCTAATATTCTGTATGTTAATACCAGAATAGTTACCCCTTTTACCCTGTAAGGCATCCTTTACCGAATCAGCTATTTCTATGCTTTCATTATACTTATCAGAAGCTATAGCTACTTCTACATAAGTATCTTCTTTATAGATAAACCTATCTTTACTATCAGATGGTTCTATACCAGTTCTTCTATAAACAATGAAGGGAAATGTAGTACCAGTATCAGCAATTAAGGGATATATTTTATTTTGTACCCTGCCAGTAACATTAGCATCATTACTAAGCAGGTTATATATTGCTTTGCCTACTTGTAAACTCATAGTCTGTTTCTATTTGCTATTCTCTGAATTGATTGGCTTATAAGGTTATCCATATTATCAAAGATTTCTCTTTCCTTATTGGTTTTAGCTGTTCTAAAGAAATGTGCTGCATTGATATTACCTCTATTAGCTGCTACTCTCTGCCTTCTAATAGGATTCCTTCCTCTAACAGAAGCACTATTATTACCAGTGGTTCTTCTAACTCTAGTACCCATTTCAAAGAACTTCAATCTAAAGTCACCCATAATATGTACTTTAGCTTCTGTCCCGTTTCGGTCAGCATTAGATTTAACCCCACTTACTAAGGTTCTACCATTCCACCAGTTTCTACTAGAAGCTGCCCTACCTAAAGTCTGTCTTAGTTGTCTTTTAGTTTCCGTTGCTAGAATACCAGCACCCTTTCTTAAAACACTCCTATAGACCTGCCTTTGCTGTCTGCCTGTCAAATCCGCAAACATAGAAGTAACCTGTCTGGCATCTACCTCTATATTATTCATTTATCAATTCAGTTACTATGGTTATTGATTGCTTGTATAATTCTCGGTTAATACTAAGAATCCTGTACTTATTGCCATTCCAAATAATTCGCATTTGCTCATTAACCTTGTGATATAACCTTATGGTAAAGGTAACAGTATAGCAGTGGATTATTTCATTATTCTGGTTCTGTCTGTTTCCAGTATTATATGTAACCTGTGCTCTGGTACTTATAACATCCTTCCAGTTTATACCATTAGCCCCATATACATCTTTAACTGTTACAGGCTCTTGTATGGTAATCGGATAATTTAGTAATCCTGCTCTCATTTTATTTCATAGTGTTTATAAAGTCCTATAAGGTATTCATAACTATAAGGCAGTTTAACTACTGTACCAAATGCTACAGGCTCTCTATTAGCATATAAGTTACCTATCATTAGTAACATAGCGTGAATTATAGCAGGTGGTAAATTACCACCTGTTTCTAATTCATCTAAAGCTATGTCTAAATGTTTAGATACTGAATCCTCTGCTACAGCTATTAAGTCCAGAATGTACATATCATCTGCCCTAAAATCCTCATCTACCAGCAGGTGTTTCTTAGCTTGTTCTAAAGTTATATACATAGCTTACTACTTACTAAATAGACTATATTAGGCTTTAAGAACCTTCTTGACAAATGCTTCTGTTCTACGTGGTTTAGCATCAAAGTAAGCATTGATAACAAGTCTTACTTTACCGTTAGCAGCCTGTGTATATGGGTCTACTGTTAAATCAATTCCACCCCATTGACCGATAACCAAATCAGCGAAATTACCGTAAACAATACCTTTACCTGCTACAGCAGAAGTACAAAGAACAGGATAGCCGTTTACCTCATTACCTTCCATAATGAAAGAATTTTGATTCTTTGCGGTGGACTTTAATACAGCCTTTGCAGAAGGTGAAACAATAAACTTAATATCACCTCTTACATTCTTCTCACCTAATGTAGCTTCCATATTTACAAAGTCTGTATAAGTAACAGCGGCAGTATCAGCAGTTACACCATTAAGCAAACCAGCAGGTTGTGTAGCAGAACCAGCAGCAGTACCCAAAATAGTAGCTTCCAACTTATTAGAAATAGCTGATACAATATCACGTTTCAACATTTCTTCTGCACTGTTAGAATCTTGAATTAAGAACTGCTTAGATACGTCGATATATGCAGTCAGTCTTTTAGGCTCTAGGTTTACTTCACTGAAAGTACCCGCACCATCAGAAGCAGCAGTCACTTCACCAGCCCAGCCTACATTTGAACCAGAATAAACAGGAATAGATACATTGCCTACTAAACCAGTCATATAAGAAGCACCTGCTTGTGCCAATACTAGACTAGCTCTCAATGGCTCTAAAATACCCAATTTATCTTCTGCTACATTCTCTTGCCCTGCTGTAGCTACAGTAGCTTGTATGTTTGCTCTTTCTTCAATAGGAAGTACAATCTGTCCGCTATAAGACTGACCAGCCTTTCTCATTTCAGAGATACCAGCAGTTACCACTTCCTGTGCCCTCTCATCTAATTGTCTGTTATTGGCTACATCATTGATAGCCTTTAAAAGTGAAAACTTTTCCTTCATAGTATTAGTTGTATGTGTTGTTTGTTTAAGGTTATCTTCCTCTATCTTTCTAATCTGAATATCTATATCTGCTACTTCCTTAGTAAGTGTATCAAATTCTACCTGCTCTCCTGCATTTAGCTTTCTTACTTCCTTCTCAGCACCAGATATAATTTCCTCTGCTCTCTTTTTAAGCAGTTCCTTCTTGTCCAGTAGTTCTAAGGTGTTCATTAGTTTAATTTACTCCTAAGTCTAGCGAAGTAATCTTTTAAATCCTCGCTCTCTAAATCCTGCATCTTTCTTAATGCTACAGATGTATCTGGATATGCTTCCTTATATACAGGTGATACATCGAATAATTTTTTGAAGCTATTGATAGTTCTTAAATAACTACCATCTTCCTTCTTAGTCCAAGTATCTTTACCGATAGTAAAGGCAAATGAAGAAGTACTAATGTCACCCCTTCTAAGACCTTCTAACAGTTCATCACCTAAAACAGTGTTAGGTGCTTCAAACCTGTATTTAAGTCCAGTATCATCTATAGTTAATTCTAGGCTTCCAGTACCATATTTAGACCTAGCTAATATACCTCTATCCTCATTGTGATTAAGTAAACATAGTATATCAGACTTTTCTAAAATACCTTCTAAGGCTGTAGGTTCTATTACTTCAGTAAAGCCTCCTAAATCCCTAGACTGCTTACCGAATACTAAAGCATAGCCTTCTACTGTTCTGGAATCCATCTTTACGATTTCATTACAGTTTCTTAGTTCTCTCATCGTGTTATTATTATTCTAATAGAATCCAACCTTTATTATTAACCCTAGCCTGTAGTGCTTCCACTTGTTCCTTTAATAGCTTGTTCTGTTCCTCTAAAGACGTGATATATTGCCTTAGTGTTGAATCATCATAGTTACTAAGTCCAGCCAATTTCTGCTTCTCTGGATTGGTGTAATCATTAGTAGACAAACCTTTGCCAGATACTTTATCCACCTTGTTGGCTACAGTGGCTTTTAAAGCGGAATCATCATATATAGTATCAGTAAACTTGGCATCAGCAGGTACATCACATTCCACTGTATGTCCGTTTACAGTATCTGCATTACCACCGTCAGCGGGTACTGTAACTGGTATTGAATCCTTGATACCTTGCAATTCTAGTTGTAAGTCTGTCTGCTTAGTAATATCACCTTCTACAGTTCCCCATACAGCATTAACTGTACTACCAATCTTGGCACTGATTCTATCCAGTTCTAATACTCCTTCTTTAGTTGCTCTCTGTAGTTCCATTACTTCAAATAATAATTAGTCTGCCCTTTAACTACCTCGTCATAATAAGCATCATTGAACATAGCATTAGGACTTTTAAAGCTGTAGCTGTAATAGATTAGTCCAGATTGTAGCTTATCTAGGTCAGATGAATTAATAACCGCCTTATCTATTCTATCCTCCTCAATTATACCAGTCAAATCACCATCCTTAAAACGACATTCTATAAACTCTGTTGGGTTTGTGGTGTAAAGTCTTAGTATAAATTCAGAAGTGTTTCTTACCCTAAAGGGAATACCGTCCTTATCTTCCAACTTAATATTAAATACTAAGTCAGTCCCCTTGTAAATTGTCTGTATCATTGTCTATTGCGTTATTGGTGGGTATATTGTTAGCAGCGTTCTTTAGTTCCATAAGGTTTACTTGTACAAAGTGGGAATCACCACCATCTACAGCAGGTAAATCCAACTGCTTTCTAATCTCATTGGCACTAACCACACCGATATTAAATAGTGTATTGTAGTAGTTTGCTAAAGATTGTTTATCCGCTCTTAGTAATACAGATGTATCAAATCTTACATCTATTCTACTTCTTTCAGAAGGCTTATACAGCTTTCTTTCAAACTCCAATTCTATCTTCTCTAGTAATGGTGACAATGTATCTGTAAGGAAAGCTAACTGGGTAGCCTCAACAGTACTATAGCTGCTCTTAGATAAGTCAAATGCTTTAACTGGTGATACCCCGAAGAACCTGCATATATCAATTACGTTAAACTGTCTAGTTTCTAATAGCTGTGCATCAGCGGGATTCACTGTAATAGGCTGGAAGTCCATATTTCCTTCTAATACAGCCACTCCATTAGGTGTACCAGTAGTGGGGCTGAATGCTGTCTGCCAGCTAGTTTTTAAATCTACCTTCTGCTTACCAGTTAAAGTAGATTGTACCTTTAAGATTCCAGCCAAATTAGCACCTCCTTTAAAGAATCCTTGTGCGTGTGATTCTGAATCTGTAGCCAGTCCTAAAGTCTGTTTGGCGTGCTCTAAAGTGCTTATACCTGTAATACCATTATAACTAAAGTTCAGTATATGAATCATATTACAAGGCTCTACAAGTCCTTTAATACCTACAACATTATATCTAATTCCGTCCTTCTGTTCAGTAATAGTAACATAATCTGGTTGTATATAATGAAGTGCCATTGCGTCTCCTTTAGTATCTCTTTCTATATAAGCATATCCATTACCTTTAAGTAGTGTACTTACTATCAAAGTCTTTATAAAAGTAAACCTACTCATCTTCTGATTAGGTTCTTTGTTCAGTAAATAATAGGTAGGATGCTTAATAAATTTCTCCTTATAACCAGAATCATTAATGTAGTATGGCTCTAATGGTAATTGTGCCACTGCGTCACTAATAACATCCACGCATCTGTAAACAGTACTAAGAAGCATAGCCTTATTAGTAGTGTAGCCACCATTCATATTATACATCAATGAATCACAGAATAACCCTCTGGTTTCCTGCGCTGGTTCTTTCTTTTTAAACCAATTAGTAAAAAGTCCCATTAAATTGTGATAATTTCATTGCTAAATCTAGGGTTTCGCAAATACATACCTAATGCTTGTATCATTGCTATAGTTCCATCTATCTTCTTCTTGTCTACTGCCTTATTCGGTTTAACATTACCATTATAATCAGACTTCAAAGTAACATTTCTAAAGCAGTACCTATTTATTTCATTGTTATCAATAACTGCCTTACCAGATAGTATTAGCCTTTCCAGTTCTCTAGTAGGCATATTAAAGTTACCTAGTGTTTGTGGATATTCTTCTAATGGTAGTCCCTGCTCTGTAGAATCTATAGCCCATTGTGTAGCATTATATTTATCATAGCCAACAGACTGGATATTAACTACATCAGCATATCTAAGCATATCAGCAGTTATATAGTCATAATCAGTAACATTACCACTGGTAACTGTAAGATACCCCTGCTGCTTCCAGTATTTGTAAAGTTCCTTATCTGCCTTATCCTTTAATGCTGATTCTGGAAGATAGTAATGTGTCTTAAAGTAGTAAGTACCATCCTGTACTACTAAGTAAGCTACAGCAGTTAAATCTGAAGTAGCAGCCAAATCCACACCTGCATAGCAATCCATACCAGCGAATTTATTAAGGTCAACTTCTTTACTGCATTTTATAATATAATCCTCTGGTAACCATACATTAGAACTGTCACACCACAAATTTAAGGTCTTAGTTTTAACTCCGACTTCATCAGCAGGGTTATTAATAGCTTGCTGTACCTGTCCCCTAATGTATTTGGAAGTAACTGTAATATCTAAGTTTGGCGCACATTTAACCCAGTTCTTTTCATCTCTCCAATCATCATCAGCATCTAAAGAATAGATAGCTATAAACATTTCATCATCTATCTTTAAGCCGTTCAGCACCTCTATAGCTACGGTTCTTAATTGGTAACAGGGTAAGGTCTTGTCAAATCCAGCGGTAGTAATAGTACAAAGATGTGGGTTCATTCTCATTCCCATACTAGACTTGATAACATCCCTAACCTTACTATTCTTAGCGGCGTGATATTCATCCAACAACCCAAAACTGGCATTAAAACCATCTAACTTACTATCATCAGCAGCCAATACTTTCAACTTGGAATTAGTAAGGTTAAACAGAATATCAGCCCTATAAGCGGTAAGATACTTACCTTTAGAATCCAGTCCCTTACTAAACTTGCTACACATATCGAATGCAATTTTAGCCTGTTCCTTGCTATTAGCAGCCAATAATACTTCTGCACCATCTTCACCATCAGCTATTAAATAATACAAGCATAAAGCAGCAGCTAAAGCTGTCTTACCCTGCTTTCTACTTACTTCTATATAGCTGCTAGTATATCTTCTGGTAGTAGTTCCCTTCCAGTAGAATCCAACTATATTAGCTATTATAAACTGCTGCCATCCTTCTAAGGTGAATGGTTTACCAGAATGTTTACCTGTATAATGTTTCAATGTGCTGATAAATAGAATGGCTCTATCTACCTTATCCTCTTTAAATTCCAAATCATCCCTTTTAAGGTCATTCTGGAATCTCTTACAAGCCAGCTTAATAGTCTCACCAGCTATTATTTCACCATTAAGAACCTTACTACAGTAATCATAGTAAAGTTTGGTATTCATTATCTAACTTCCTTTCCTTCCTTTATAAACTGCTCAAATGGGCTATATCCGTCCTGCTCTACTTTAGGCAATTTAGTTCTAGCTTTAGCTGTTAGTCCGAACTCCAGCATAACTTTCATAGCTTGTGTTTGTGCATCTTTAGCAATCTTAATAGCTGGGTGCGGTGCTATGTTACCTCTATCACTGGTAACGGTCAAACCTTCATCTTCTAACTGCTTGGATGCCTTAATGAACATACTATAGTTTCTAGCCAGCATCGTTAAAGCCGCACTATCTACATTCTCTAACATACCAGTACTATCTAGCTGTTCCAGTACATTCTGCATATAATCCTTGGCATCCTTTTCAATGTCCTTTGGAATAGTGTAATCAATCATATTATAGTCTATTTAATTTTTATAATTTATAAAGCTATACAATGGCTCTAATAGGCTTATAATCATTGCAATGTAATTATTAAAGAATGTGAATTATTTATTTGGAAGTCTATTAAGGTATTAGTAAATTTGTAATACAATTAAAGGTAAAACTATGGAGAGACGGTGTAATTACCCAATAGAAATTAGAGCTAAAATAGACTTGAATACCGACCTGCTGCTAACAGAGCTACAGCAATTACTAGGTAAAGACAGGTCTAAACTACTAAGATTGATATTAGCAGATTTCTTTAATAGAAATATTGATATTATAGATGAACATACTAACAGCAAATCAGATAAAGCGACACTAATAGAAGCCATACTAAAAGACTTCTTCGATTACAATAGAGAAACTATTAACCAATACATTAAATTCAAAAATGATAAGACCACCTAAATCAGTCCTTCTACAGTATGTTTATGATTACGGACTAGACAAAGCAGCAGCATTATTTCACATTGATATAGAAACAGCAGATAAGATAATTAACTGGAAGCCACAATATGACCAATACAATTACAATACTGTAATAGATAAGCCTCTGCATAAGAATGCTTCTAAGATAGCTGATATAATAGGCAAACATTACCCTAAATTAGTAAAGCAATACACCACATACTATAAAGACAATATCTATATGTCCCAGACTGTAGAAGATTTCCTACAGAAAGCAGTAATAAGATGTATGGAAGTAGGACTGGAAGATGTAACAGAAGAATCTGTATTAGAACTACTAAGACTTCAATTCAATACCATTAGATGCTATGCTAAGAAGTCCAGCTATACAATGAATAGTAAATTAGCATCATTAGAGGTACAGAATGAAGAAGGTGAATACATAATACCAGCAGAACTATATGCCATATCTAAAGAAACCGAATAAGCAACCTTCCAGAACATTTAACAGGGAAGAAAGACAGAAGATATACCAATCTACCAAATGGAAAGAATTAAGGCTAGCTAAGCTAATGCAACAGCCATTATGTGAACTCTGTTTAGCCAAAGATATTATTAAACCAGCAGAAGATATTCACCACATAGATTCCTTTATGAACTATACTGGCACTAAAAGACTATCTAAAGCATTTGACTTTAACAACCTTATGTCTATCTGTAAAGAGTGCCACGCTAAAGAACATCACTAGATTTTTTTTTAGAATGGAACATATGTAAAGCCTTTATTTATATATTCAGATTTATCTAAATAGTTTAAATTATCATAATCATCACAGAGAATTAGTTTGTCAGAAGTTTCAGCTACAATCTTGCCAATTATTAGATTGTTTTTATTAGATACATACATTCCAAGTGGAATGCCTTCACCATTGGGTAACATAACCTCCTTGTTCCTGTGTATAAGCTTAGCATATTCCAATGAACTTATTTGCTTCTGCAAATCGTTAATAGCATTAAGAATTAAATTTGAATCTTTTGATAAAGTTACCTTATCTGGTAAAGTGGCGGGCTTATCAATTGACAATAGCTGCAATAAAGAATTTACATCTTTATCATTTGTCTCATAAGTCTCTTTAATACATTTAGACATTTCTGGTATAGCCTTCTTGACCTCATCTATCCTTAGGTTCTCATTATAATGTAAAGTCCTAATACCAGCTATATCAAATGGCATAGTAGTTTTAATATCCTTAATTAAGACAGTCTTTAAATTAAATGCCTGTCTAATACCAAGTTCATAAAACACATTGGGATTCCTAGAACTTAAATCACATATAGCCATATCTGATTCTAGTATCTGTTTTAATATGTCCACCACAATAAAGTTTGCTTTGGATGTATCATCGGCTCGCATAGGTTCAAATCCTGCCTCTATCACGGCTGGCTTAACTAGATGCTCATAAACTCTAGTAAAATGTCCTTTATCATAGCCTTCTGCATCACTAATGGGCATTATTACAAAGCATTCCTTCTTATCCTCCGACATAGCCATATAGATTAAATAATATACAAATATAGATAACCTCTATCAATTATCAAACACCCTAAGCAATGAATATCAAATTAAGCATACCTATACTACAATCTCTTACTAACAATGAAGCATTTACTTACTTCTGCACCCTAATAGCCATTAGTAAGAATCCAGATAGTACTATTAAAGATATAGTAAGAATAGCAGGTGTTAGTGAAACTACCATCTTTAACCATCTAAAGAAGTTTGAAGAAGTAGCCAACCTAACAATAGATAGAACTGGATGCAGTAATAAGTATAGCTATACAGAACCTACCAAGTTCTTTGTAACCATAGATAGCAGCCTATTAGATACAGATGTAGATAGGAATGTAATAGGTTTCCTAATCCGATTCAAGTGCTGGACTAGAATAGCATCCAATATAGTAGACCTATCTCTGAATAGAATAGTTCACGAAATAGGAGTACAACATAACACGGTATATTCCGCCTTGGATGCGGGACTGATAGATAGAAGCGATAAAAAGTTATATTTCACCTTGCTTCATCCCTCACTTACCTTGCTGTGACCTCAATATACAATGCTTATAACCGCATAAATATAATGTTTAAGAAATATTATTAAATATTTGTATATGTCAAGAATACTTCTTATCTTTGTATTACAATAAATGAGAGAAACTATCATACTAAAACATAGATCTAATTCTATTGCCTAGGGAACTGGTTATCTAGTTAGCCAGTTTCCCTTCTTAAAAACACTCTAAAAGTTCATTTTATATGTGAGGTGGTGCAATGGTAGCATATTAGGCTCATTCCCTAATGCTCTGGGTTCGATTCCCAGCCTCGCTACTAATAGCCATAAATAAGATAGCAAAGTTAATACCACAGTACCTTTTGAGCATATTTTTGGTATTGAAGTTAATTATTCATTCATAATTTGTGAGTTTGAGTTAGTTTAGCAAGGAATAGTAAGCGTAGTGATACGCTTATTATTTTATTTCAAGTGTGACAAATTTTGGTAATGAAACCTCAATCTTCTATAGAAAGAATACCAAAAATGGTCACACCCATAATTCAAACTCCAGATGCTTCTAAACTCCAGATTTTAAACCGAATAGCTAAACAAATAATTTGCAATTATGACAAATATTATTATTACTAAAGAGTACAAGTATTTAGGTGAATATCCATTATTCAAAGAGGATGGATTACCAGTAGGATATTTAATAGATAAAGGTAAAGTAGGATGCGGTGGAACATCTATAGCTTTAGAAGATGGTAAAGATACTATTATATGTGTTCCCTTTGTATCACTAATTAAGAATAAGATGCAGAAATATAATACAGATGGTAAGGTTAATGTACTAGGTGTTTATGAAGGTGTTACTACATACGAAATTAGAGAATACCTAAATACTAAGGAAGGTGCTAAAAAGATTATGTGTACTTATGATAGTCTGGCTAAAGTAGCTGGTGTTACTGGTTATAACTTCTTCTTACTAATAGATGAACTACACCTGTTATTTATTCAGTATGTATTTAGGAACAAGGCTGTAAGGACTGTACTAGATGAATATACTAAATTCAAAGAATGGTCATTCTTAACAGCTACCCCTATTGAATATGATTTAATGCTGGAAGAACTAAAGGATATTCCGACCTTTAAGATAGACTGGGAACATAAGACCGAAGTAAAGGTAAATGCAGTACAATGTAAGTATGTAGGTGCTACAGTGAAGAAAGTTATCAATGACTTCTTAGAAGGTAAAGTATTCGGTAATGCTCACTTCTTTGTAAACTCGGTGGAATTTATAGCCACTATGATTAAGAACTGTAACCTTACTAATGAGAATACCAGAATCATCTTTAGTAAGAATAATGAAACCTATAAGCATACTTGTCAAGGTGTTACCAATGGTGAAACTACTGATCCTGTGAAGAAGATAAACTTCTATACTTCCACCTGTTTTGAAGGCTGTGATTTATTTGATACAGAAGGTAAAATTTATATTATCTCTGAAAGTAGTAAAGCGCAAACCTTAATGGATATTAGTACACAGGTAAGACAGATAGTAGGTAGAATTAGAGATACCCAGTATGCAGATTCTATCACACATCTTTATAAAGCTACCAGATACAATACAGACCTTACTTATGAAGAATATAAGCAGGTTGTTCTGGAAGAAGAACAGAAAGCTAAATCGTATACTACTAAGGTTAATAGTGATAAGGAAATTAAGGAAGGAACTAAAGAAAGCATCTATCATTACATTTGGAAGGATGAAGATACTGGTGAATTTATATTTGATCCTAATAGGATGAAGCTGGATATTTATAACTTCAAGGTACTTAACCATACATATAGTTTACAAGTTAATTTAAGTACTGAATATAATAAGGCAGGTATGGCTGTAGGATGCAGTACAGATAAGACTTCTGATAAGCTATTAAAGAATGATTCAGCCAGAACTACCTTTAAGGATGCCATAGAAGAATATGATTCTATAATGCAAAGAAAGGAAAGTATGGTATTCAGTCTTACAGATAATGATAGACTAGCCTTATTAAAGAAGAAGTATAGCTATATCAAAGATGCTTATGAACTACTAGGTATGGAACAGATTAGGGAACTTAAATATCATACTTCACATATTCAAAGACTTCTTATTAGTATCTCTGAAAAGATGGATAATAATGCTAAGGTAGCTAAGTTACTGCTTACTATTCCTGCATTTAGAATCGGTGAATTTATTCCTTCTGCTGATATTAAAGATTGCTTGAATAGTATTTATGGCACATTAGGAATTAAAGGAAAGGCTAGTATTAAAGACTTTGAAGATTATGCTAAGATTAAGGAAGCTAGGAAAAGAATAGATGGTAAGCAGGTAAGAGGTTATATTATTCAGTACATTAAAATTAAGTAAGCTATGGCTATTGAATTTACACCCAGTACAAAGGAATCAGAAGAAGCTAGAATATTAAAGCTAAAGGAAGATGCAGTAGAAGCTGGTATTAAAGCTAAGGAAATTTTAAACAGCATAGGAATTAAATATATCATCCGACTTTATAATGAAGGTGGTTGTATTAAGTTTTACAAAGGTTCTAAATGTATAATGATGGCAGGTTTGCTAACTGGTACTAATGAACTAACAGCTAATTTCTCTCTTTATTATAATGCTACTAAACTTAAAGACAGGAAAAGATTTAAAACTGTAGAAGAAAATGATTTCCTTACAGATATACTACTAAACCTTTATTCTCAACTACAATAATCAGACCTAAGATAGCGTTTAAATGAAATGTTAAAATTATTGTAATTTAGCTTTGATATGTAAAATATAATTATTATATTTGCAATATGATAAAGAGTTATATGGGAATGGCTTTATCGGTCTGGTTAGTGAGTAATTTAGTTCTACTTTACTACTAATAAAAGTAATAATACTACAGATACTTCTAATACAAATATTCTCCTGTCTCTTATACACATCTCCGAGCCCACGAGACTACGCTGCATCTCGT